GTGGCCGGCAAGCGCGCCATCACCGCCGAGACAGACCTGCTGCTTTGCAGATACTTCGGGCTGAGCGATGGTTGGTGGCTTGCGCTTCAGTCACACCACGACACCCATGTCGCCCGTAAGAGTTTGGGCAAGCGCCTGAACGAAATTCGTCGCTGCGCGCTCCTTGCGCAGACCACGACAGACTAAAACCGACGACCCCAAGGGTTCATTCAGGTCACGATCTCCGACCAGGTGTCCACCACGCCCTCGGCAGGCGTGGCTGCCGAAACTTTGGAGCGGGACGCTGGCGTGAATCCCATCTCAATCGCTGCCTTCGTCATCAGTAGCGCCTGCTTGTTCGCAATCGACAGGTACGGGTTGACCATCGGAACACCGGTCTTGGGAGCCAACGTCAGCAACCCCTCCTCCTGGATCATGACCTGAGCCTGGCGATAAATGTCTGCGGCACAGGCCCAGATTTCCAGCACGCCCATATCTAGGCGCTTAAGCAAATCAGGCGGGGCAGCATCGATTGCGTATTGCCATGCAGACCGAGCGCCCGGACTCATATAGTCGGGCGCGCTGACCAGATCACCCGTTGGGCGCGGTTGTTGGGTATTGACCCGCACCTTACGCAGCGTCCCTTTGAGACTTTTAATCTGATCAGGCAAAGGTCGTTTGGCCATAAGGCTGTCGGTTTGGTCCAGGGTTATGCGGTCAGGCTCAGACATGGGCAAACCCCATGTACGCCAATTGGATGCGAGAAAAATCGTGCTCGCGTACGCATTTGAATCATTAAAGTTGTAGAGATTAAGCACCCCTACCCCCTATGCGAATAACGTAAAACACGCATTGACTGCGCATTAAGTCATTGCAGATCTGTCAATCATTTATTGGCGCGTTCCAACAAACTCTTGCGATTGTGGCAACTCACGCATAACGATTGCAGGTTCGCCGATTCAAATCGATCACCGCCTTGTTTGATTGGCACGATGTGATCAACGACTACTGCTGGTCTGGCGATTCGCTCAAACATGCAGGTCGCACACAGCGGGTTTGCTCGAAGCATCGCCTCTCGCGTCGCGCGCCACCTGGTTGACGAGTAGAACCCCACCTCACCATCGAATGTCCTTCGAGCGCGCCCGTAATCGCGATGTTGGTTACTACGGTGAATGTCGCAGTAACCCGGCGTCGAGAGCACCGCGGCGCACCCAGGCTGTCGACAGGGCGTGGGCGCAGCGTATGGCATGAACGTCGGCGGCGAGGTTGGGCGAGGCCAAAATACAAAACGCCCGCGCGTCTTTCGACTGCGGGCGCAACTTGTACCAATAGACAAAGTATGGCCCTTGTGTGTCACACAGTCAAGTGGTCGTGAATCGGTAGTGAACGGCGAGCATGCCGAGTGCGCCGACCAGGATGCCCTTAGCCTCGTGCGCGTTGATCGCCCGTCCATTCCAAGCCCACCGAATCGACCATTCGCGAACGCTCAAACCGAGGCCAGCAACGAACCACACTGCCGATCCGCCGGGGCTCGAGTTGCCACCAACCGAGGCAAGCGCGTCGTTGACTCGGATGCGCGCGTGGGCGGCTCGCTCGGTGACGCTGCCGCTAGCCGAAACACCGATGCGCTCGTATGCAGCTACGCCCATCGGACTTAAGGCTGCCGCATCAAAGGCTCGACTGAACTCTTGGCCAGCGTCGTGCATGGCCTGATTGATTGCGCCACCCCGAAGCAAGGCGCCAAGCGAATCGACTGTTCGAAAGTGCTCGACCCGAAAGGAGGTGCCCTCCTCGCCCCGGCTGATCCATTCAAGGTCACGAGGTCCAGCAGGCAGCGGTAACGCCGCTTTCGAGGACGGCGAGGTCACGCTCGCGCCTCCTGGCCAACCGCCCATTCGAGTAACGCCAATGCATCGGCCTCGTTATCGTCGGTGACTGGGTGTCCGAGATCGCGCATCGCTTCGATCACGTCCGACTTGCTCGCGTTGCCCTTGCCCGTTGCGTGGCGCTTGATCGTTCCGACCGGGACGCCCGCGTAAGGCGTACGGTGATGCTCGCACCAGGCGGTAAGCACGCCCATGAAGCCCCCATAGACGTGGGCTGCATCCGTTGACGCATGGCGCCTGACCTCTTCGAAGTAAACCGCACCAAAGCCCTCGTGGCCGGCGCCAATCGACTTGATCTCGGTAAGCCACTGCTTGAACCGGAGAAAGCGCATGCCACCACCCTCGAATCGTTGCGTCTTGAAGGAAATGAAGCCGTGGGCGACCGGACCAACGCTCGAACGCAATGCCCATCCGGTTGTTGTACCGAGGTCGAGCGCGAGGATTGCCGTTGGATGGAGGTTAGCGAAATCATCGATGTCGTCGTTCATAGGGCCGCCGTAGAGTGGGTCGAATCGTTCATCGAGTAAGAACGAGATAAATCAATCATTCATCTCGCGAGAGGGCTCCTTGCAGGCTTAGAGATAGTTCAAATAAATCAATCATTCATCTATATAAGTACCTCTCTAACTCTCTCGATCTCTCTCTGTCTGTGTGTGTAAGCCCCCCTTGAATGATTGATTATTTTGTTTCTCCTAACTCATTGAATTCATTGCCTTGATGAGTTGGAATGGCTTGGTGCCCGTCGGAACAATCTCGACCTCGATGAGGTCGCTCCCCTGTAACCGTCGAATAACGTCATGAAGGATTCGACCGTCGAGCCACTGGGTTTTCCGGCTCAGAACCCCCAAACGGATGCCACCCGGACCCGCCTCCTTGATCAATCTCAGCACTCGCTTGTGGTTTGACTCGACGACATTTTCGGAAATCCGTTCCTCGCTCTCCTGGACGAGCAAGTCCGCGCAGTGCCGGGCAATCAAAATGGCCCACTGCGCGTCATGAATTTCGATGTGCGGACTGCGCCAATCTCTTGAGACCGCGCGGATGAGCGCGAGCTTCGAGGCGTTCTCTTTGATGCGTGCCAGGATCGATTCATGGCCTGCCGCCGCGGTTGAATTGAGCTGATCGGTGATTCCGCTGCCAAGCTCAGCGAACGCACTGCGAGCTGCCTCGCTCAACCGAACCGTCGTGCAGGGCGGGGGCACCGATGCGAGCTCGGTATCACTCAAATTGCCTTCAGCTCCGACTGCCCCCTGAGCGATCCGGGCAAGCCGCTCAACAAGTTCGGGCGGACACTCGATGTTTCCGCCCAGCGGATTCTCAGGCGGGTAATCGCAGGAGGTTCCAAAGATCAGATAGCGGGCAAGCGAACCGTCGTCCCGACTCGCAGCTCCAAGCGCCTCCCACAAATGCCCCGACGTTGTCGTTCCGTAGATGCTCAGGCTGGGGTTCACGATGGGCTCGCGCTTGCGCTCGGTAGGCCCGCCGCCCGCGAAATCGATCCCGCGGTAGGTGCCGTCGCTCGTGGTGTAGAGCTCGAGAAACAAGTCACCGATCTCAGTCAGATACCGTGGCGCTCTCTTTCGATCGGTGATGCCTTGCAGAAAGACGCCAAACTCATCGAGCCTGTAAAGCTGCGATGGCTGGGCCGTCAGCGCCTTGATGAGGCCGGCGCCGCTGGCAATTCGACTGGCACCCAGATAGCGGTCGAGCCCCGCTTTTGCGAACAAGCGATCAATGACATTGCGCGCGTGGTTCTTACCCGAACCAGACTTACCGATACCAACAATGTAGACATTCGGGCGTGTGCCGTTCTCAGCGCGATATCGCCGCCCCATGAGAGCACCGACCGCGGCTAACGAAGCAGCCAGCGCGAGTTCAGGTTGTGGCCGATAGGCTGTATCGACCATCAGCCTCATCATTTCTTCAAGCACACCACCAACGTTGTTCCAGCCCTGCGGCATGGGTTTAAACGTTTGCTTAGGCGCTAGTTCGGAGCTCGTCAGCGCAACATCGCCCGTGTTCCGTGTCCGGGGTTGGTCAAAGAACGCCTGCGCGGGATGAACCGCTAGCGGATCGTAGTCAGCGTGAAGGTTCAGATCGAAGGGTGGCGACCACCCGGCGTCATGCGCAAGCCGATAGATCGTGCCGACAGTGATCTGCGTGGGATTGAGCCCACGCCAGGTGCGCACGGTCGTCGCGTAGTCATTCTTTGAACTCGTAGCGGACCATGTCTCAAAGAGCGCTCTGCCCTCCTCTCCGAGCCCAGCCTTAATTGACTGACCAATGCGCAGCCAGTCGTCGTACGCAAGGTTTTCGTTTGCGATGAACTCAAGCGCTCCGGCCACCCCCTCCATCGTGCCGCGCTCAGTACGCTTGCCCTCGAGCTTTGGCGCCGCTTCGGTCTTAAATGCGAGCACCGCCGGTCGCATCGAATCTGGCACGAGCGCGAAGGCGTGTTCCAGATATTCGCGTGCCGCACGTTCGTCAATCGCTGGCAAATCCCGAATATCGAAGTCCACGGGATGACCGTCAGGCCACTGGTACTCCGCGCCGGTATCGGGATGAATTCCGTAGGCCACGACCTGCT